TCGTGACCTTGCAAACCAAAGGAGAGAATTTGATTTGCAATCCGTAAGCGATGCAGTTCAGACCACGCAACAGGCGATTAGTGCCATTAGCGCATTCTACGATGCTCGTTATGCCAACGATGAAAAGAACGCAGAGAAGGCGTTTAACATTCAGAAGAAGTTGTCTGTTGCTCAAGCAGTAGTTCAAGGCGTAGAGGGTGTTATAAACGCTTACGCTACGGCTCAAAAGTCACCACTTACGGGCATATTCCCTGCATACCCTGTTGTAGCAGCAGGAGCCGCAGCAGCATTTGCTGCAAGCCAAGTTGCACTGATTAATAGTCAACAATACCAATCAGCAGGCGCAGGAGGATATGACTCAGGCGCAACCGCACCTTCAGTTCCCTCACAACCTGCACAATTCAACATTGTAGGTCAAGGTGGTGCCAACCAACTGGTAGAAGGCATTGCAGGACAATTTGACCGACCAATCCGTGCTTATGTGGTCAGCGGAGAAGTTATTTCAGGAGCAGAGCTTGACCGCAGACGCATACGAACCGCAACATTCGGATAATGAAACTGATTGAACTTATACTTGATGAAACGATGGCCCTCACGGGCATTGATGCCATCAGCCTCGTAGAGCATCCCGCCATTGAGGAGGACTTCATCGCCCTCAACTCAAAACGCCTTGAGTTCGCTACGCAGAGCGAAGAGAAGCGCATCCTGATGGGAGCAGCACTCGTGCCAAACAAACCCATCTACCGAGTAAATGGCGAAGAGGAGTTCTACGTTTACTTTTCAGAGAACACCATCCGCAAGGCAAGTGAGATGTTCTTTCAAAAGGCCAAGCAGAACAACGCTACCCTTGAACACGAGGTAGGCATCAACGGCCTTACAGTTGTAGAGAGTTGGATTATCGAAGATGAGACCCACGACAAGAGCCGCAAGTACGGAATGGATTTACCTGTTGGTACGTGGATGGTTTCTATGAAGGTCAACAATCCTGAGATTTGGGATGGCTTTGTAAAGACAGGCAAGGTCAAGGGATTCTCAATCGAAGGGTACTTCGTAGACAAGATGAACTTTGCCAAGCAAGAGATGGAAATAATCGAGGAGCAAGAGGCGGCTTTGCTGCTATCGCAAATCGTAGCCATCATCAAACGTGATGGTCGCAAGAAGTCAGGCAAGCGTATGGAGTTGGAGTCCTACTCGGACTACCCAGAAGCGGTGCGCAACAATGCCAAGCGGGGCATTGAACTTAACGAGAGCAACGGCAACAAGTGTGCTACGCCTGTTGGCAAGGTGCGTGCGCAGCAGTTAGCACAAGGCAAGCCCGTAAGCGTAGAGACCATCACTCGGATGTACTCATACCTATCAAGAGCCGAAGAATACTACGATGAGAACGACACACAAGCCTGCGGCACCATCTCATACCTGCTATGGGGAGGATTGGCTGCAAAGCGTTGGTCAGAGAGCAAACTTAAAGAACTCGGTAAATTATGATGCGACCACAAAAACTTCCAGTAGCCTCACCACGAGGCGGCAATCGTGGATGCCTTTGCAAGGACAACACCTACTCACGCAAATGTTGTGACGGCTCTTTGCCTGCTCAAGGCATCGGCTCTTTGGTGGGTCAAGGTGATGTAATCATCAATCCATAAAATGTAACAAGCAACCCCCAATTCTTTATTTAGTTAGATATGAAAGCAAATAATATCCTTAACCGCATCCTTGCCGAGCTATCATCCATTCGTGAGGTGAAGTTTGAGCAAATGACGCTTGAGAACGGAGCCGTTCTTGAAGCTGAAGTATTTGAAGCAGGAAACGAGGTATTTGTCGTAAGTGGCGAAGACCGAGTACCTGCTCCTGTTGGTGAGCATCTTCTTTCTGATGGTCGTGTATTGGTCATCACCGAAGAAGGTCTCATCTCTGAAATCAAAGAGGCTGCTGCCGAAGAAGTAGAAGAAGAATCAGTTGAAATTGAGGTTGAAGCCTCTGCTGAAGAATCTACTGAACTCGCAGAAGTCGAAGTAAAAGAAGAAGCTCCTGCCGTTGCAGCCATCGTAGAGAAAGTTCTCGAAGAGATTGCAATGATGCGTGAGGAGATGAAAGCAATGCGTGAGGAGATGGGCGGCTACGCCAAGAAGGAAGAGATGGCAGCGGTGAAAGCCGAGTTGTCAGCCGAGCCTGCTGCGAAGCCCATCAAACACAACCCCGAAACAAAGCAAGCCAACAAGGTTGAGTTCAAGCGTCCCGCAAAAACCCTTGACCGAGTCCTTGCACGTCTTAACAATTAAAATTCAAATTTAGAAAATGGCTACGGTTACTTCTATCACTACTAACTACGCAGGTCAATTTGCGAGTAAGTACATCTCTGCTGCTCTTTTGAGCGCAGACACGCTTGACAAGGGTCTCATCGAAATCCTTCCAAACGTAAACTTCAAAACCACTCTTCAAAAAGTTGCTACTGACGGAATCGTCAAGGACGCTACCTGTGATTTTGATGCCACTTCAACCTTGACCTTGACTGACCGAGTTCTTGAGGTTGAGCCATTCCAAGTTAACCTTCAGCTTTGCAAGAAGGACTACTACGATTCTTGGATTGGTGGTCAAATGGGCTTCTCTGCCTACGATAGCATCCCTGCTTCTTTTGCTGACTTCTTGATTGCTCACGTAGCTGCCAAGACTGCCCAGAAGATTGAGCAGAACATTTGGAACGGAAACGCTGCTTCAGCAGGTGAGTTCTCAGGTCTTATTTCTTTGATGACTGCTGACGCTGACGTTGTAGACGTAACTGCTACGACTGTTACTGCTGCTAACGTCATCACCGAGCTTGGCAAGGTAATGGACGCTATCCCCGCTGCCCTTTACGGCAAGGAGGACTTGACCATCTACGTCCCACAAAACGTTGCTAAAGCTTACGTACGCGCTCTCGGCGGATTCGGCACTTCAGGTCTTGGTGCTAACGGTGTTGACAACAAAGGCACTATGTGGTACGGTCAAGGCGATCTGTTCTTTGATGGTGTTCGTGTTGCTATGGTGAACGGACTTCCTTCTAACAAGATGGTCGCTGCTCAAACTTCAAACTTGTTTTTTGGAACAGGCCTCCTCAACGAGCGCAACGAAGTGCGCGTGTTGGATATGGCGGACCTCGACGGTAGCGACAATATCCGCGTGATCTTGCGTTTCTTCGCAGGTGTTCAGTACGGAATCGGTTCAGACGTAGTTCTCTACTCTTAATCTGACCTAATGTAAATCAAGAGGGGGCTTGGGCATTGCCCTCGCCCTCTTTTTTTAATTTTAATAAAACAACAAACAATGGCGTGTGATATTACTTTAGGCAGGGCGATTCCCTGTAAAGACGTTGTCGGAGGCATCAAAAGTGTGATATTCGTCAATTACGATGCTTTGCGTCCCGTTGTGCTTACTGCTGATGACTCGATTGCGAGCATTAGCGGTACCGCTTCAGGTGGCAGCTTTTCGGGATTTGAATATGACGTAAAAGGCAATAGCTCATTCGAGCAAACCTTCAACTCAAGCCGTGAGAATGGTACTACCTTCTTCACTCAAACTTTGAACTTGACTTTAACCAAGTTGAGCAAAACTGACAACAAGCAATTGAAGCTTCTTGCTTACGGACGTCCATACGCTTTCGTAACGGACTACAATGGCAACACATTTATGATGGGTCGCTTGAATGGTGCTGAAGTTACGGGCGGAACGATTGTAACTGGTGCTGCAATGGGTGACCTTTCAGGCTACACGCTTGTAATGGAAGGTCAAGAGGTTACTCCTGCTAACTTTTTGGATGGCTCAACGGCTACCAATCCATTTGCAGGAGTTAACGCATCCGCGGTAATCGTAACGGGTTCTAACTCCTAAATAATTGAGGGGGCGCAAGCCCCCTTATATTATGAATACACTTAACAAAGTATTTGCAAAGTTCTCGGCTCAAGAGCCGATGAAGGTTAAACTTAAAGCCGATTCGTTGATCAACCTTAAAGGTTTTCTTGAAAATGGTATTAAGTACAGCAAGAACCAAGTAAAAGATGCTAGATCATTGACTAATATACTTAGCGAGTATTTACCGAAGATTGCTACGACTCTTAAGTCTAATGATTATTTTCTTGGCGAGAATCAGAACTACATCAAAAGAGCTGAAGCCAGCTTGAGAGAAGTAGAAGCTAACGCTAAAGAACTTGGTATTGCACCTACTGCTGTTCCTGACTACAATACTGTTTCTAAGCTCTTAGATGAGTTTAAAATGGCCAATAAAGAGTTGGAAGCAGCCCGAGCTAATTTGAATAATCTTAAATAAAGATGAGCAAACACATTTTCTCTAAAATTGCCAAGATTGGCGAGGAGGTACGCACTCACAAAGTAGAATTGTCTTTGGTTAGTGAGCTTGTTACACGAGTTCAAGAATCAAAAGAGCGAGTAAACTCTTTGCGTGATGCTGAAGTAAAGTTGCTTAACATTTTTGATGAGGCTGCTCGCTTGGCTAAAGATTTAGATGCTGAATATGGATTTGCATTGTCTTTGACAGAAGTCATCACCAATTCTATTGACCGCACCGAAACGGCTGCAAAAGAGTTGGGACTTGATGTAAACTCAATCAAAGAGATTAAAGACATTAAGGCTGCTGAACAAGATTTGCTTACCGCTTTGGCGAAGGCAGATAATACAATTAAGGCTTATCGTTCTTTGCGATAATTTTAATATATTTGCTTCAGCAAATCGAAAGACGTGCTAAAGTGATGGGATGGATGAGGGGGCTTCGGCCCCCTTTTCTTTTTCCAACAATTTAACATCGTGAGGTTATTTACTTGAGATGCATATTCTTCAAGTATCGGCTTCGCCCCAAACCATTACCATCATCCCACGTGAGTTTGTTTACTCATCAGAGGACTTGGACTTGTATTTTGAGCGTGTGTTGCTTGACAACGGCACGCTAGAAGGCGCAGCGTGCGTTCAGGCAGATGTAAATGACCTCGATGGCGTTACCCTATACCTGACCGATGAAAGCACCAACACAACCGCTACAGTCAATCCAACGATTGAGGAGGCCAATGGCTTTATGCACCTCACCGCAGTATTCACTTTGGTAGATAGCCGCTTCTACGGAATGAAGCTAATCTATGATGGCAACCTTATCTACCGAGATAGGGTATTTGTAACTGCCCAAACTGAATACGACAAGTACACCGTGAACGCAGGAGTGTACACGGAGCAACAAACTATGAGCAATGAGTACATCATCATCTAAAGTCCACGTAGTCAATTTAAGCTCGTACACCACCCCCGTAATCAAGGAGGTGCAGGGCAAGGATTGGGTAGAGTACGGAGAAGACAACGACTACTTCCAATATCTGATTGACCGCTATAACGGGTCACCAACCAACAACGCAATCCTCAACTCGTTGATGGACTTGACCTACGGAAAGGGTCTTGACGCTACGGACTCTGGTCGCAAGCCGAGTGAGTACGCAGCGATGAAAGGTCTATTCACAAAGGACTGCGTCAAGAAGGTTGTTTCTGACTACGTGATGATGGGCCAATGCGCCATTCAGGTTGTATACTCGAAAGACCACAACACCATTGTCAAGGTAGAGCATATTCCTGTGGAGACGCTTCGTGCAGAACGCTGCGATGAGGATGGTGAGGTAAAAGCCTACTACTACGCAAAGGATTGGGCTGACGTGCGCAGCCGTAAAGAGACGCCTGTACGCATCCCTGCATTTGGCACAAGCCGTGAAGGTTTGGAGGTATTGTACCTTAAGCCCTACCGAGCAGGATTCTACTACTACTCACCAGTTGACTATCAAGGCGGCCTTCCTTATGCAAACCTTGAGGAGGAGATTGCCAACTACCACATCAATAACATTCAGAACGGACTTGCTCCGTCAATGCTGATTAACTTCAACAACGGAGTACCGAGTGAAGAAGAGCGCAGGCAAATTGAGATGCAGATTGCAAACAAGTTTAGCGGCTCATCAAACTCTGGTAAGTTCATCTTGGCGTTCAACGACAACAAGGAGCTTGCTGCTACGATTGACCCCGTTCAGTTGTCGGATGCTGCTGACCAATATCAGTTCTTGAGCGCAGAGGCTACAAGCAAGTTGATGGTAGCCCATAGAATCGTTTCTCCGATGCTTTTGGGTATCAAGGATAACACAGGTCTCGGTAACAACGCAGATGAGCTTAAAACGGCTTCTACGCTGCTTGACAACATTGTCATCCGTCCAAAGCAAGAGGTGATTCTTGATGGCTTTGAAACCATCCTTCACTATAACGACATCAACCTAAACTTGTACTTCAAGACGCTTCAGCCGCTTGAGTTCACGGAGGAGATTGTCACCCCGATGGATGGAGAAACCCGTGAGGAGGAGACAGGCGTGAAGTTGTCAAGCCAAGAGCCGACTGATGAGCATTTCGATGCGGTCTTCACGGAGTTGGAGCAGTTAGGCGAAATTATCAACGAAGATGAATGGGAGTTGGTAGACGAGCGTCCCGTTGACTACGAGGCAGAACAAGCCTTGAGCAAGTACGCTTTCGCATCAACAGGCGCAGCATTCCCAAACGCCAAGAGCAGCCAAGACGGAGTAACTGAAGAAGGCAAACGCTACAAGGTGCGCTACGCTTACGCTCCCGAAGCAACGAAGGCCAATAGTCGTGAGTTCTGCAAGAAGATGGTATCAGCAGGCAAGGTCTACCGCAAGGAGGACATTGAGCGTATGGGTAGCCAAGCCGTCAACGCAGGATTCGGTGTAGCAGGAGCCGCAACATACTCTATTTGGTTGTACAAGGGCGGAGCAAGATGCCATCACTTTTGGATGCGTAAAACGTATTTAGCAAAAGGCGAAGGAGTAACTCCTGACGTAGGAAACCCAAACGCAGAGGTAACTGTAAACAAGGCAAAGAAAGAAGGCGTAGAGCTTGAGACCAACGACAAGAAGGTTGCTACTCGCCCCGTTGATATGCCGAATGAAGGATTTGTAAACCCCCGTAAGTAATGGCAACGGCACTTTGGATTAAGAGAGAGGACTTGGTTCGCAGCACCGCCATTGGCGGCAACGTGGACACCGACAAGTTCATTCAGTTCATTAAGATTGCACAGGAGATTCACCTGCAAAACTATACAGGCACGAAACTCTACGACAAGATTAGCAATGACATCATTGCAGGTACGTTGGCAAACCCTTACTTGGCTCTTGTTACGGACTACTTGCAGCCGATGCTCATTCACTTTGCAATGGTGGAGTATTTGCCGTTTGCTGCTTACACAGTTGGAAATGGTGGTGTATTCAAGCACAACTCGGAGAACTCCACTACCGCTGACAAATTAGAAGTTGACTACTTGGTGGGCAAGGCTCGTGATTTGGCGCAGTATTATACTGACCGCTTCATCACCTATATGAGCTACAACCAAGCAACATTCCCTGAATACTATCTAAATTCAAATGCTGATGTCTTCCCCGATACGGATTCAAACTGGGCGAACTGGGTTCTCTAAGAAACTCTACGAACCTAAGAAGGACAATATCATCAAGCTCAAGAGTTATTTAAAGGAGAAAGACAAGAATGGCTAATTTCATATCGTGGGGCATCGTTTACTGCTCGACTTGGTTTGGCCAAGCCGATGAGACTACTTTGTCTATTCAGAACGAGAGCGCACCTCCTTGTTTTTCTCCTGCCAATGAAATCGTAGACCAATACGTTACCCGTGTAACCAATGATGGTGGGGTAGTTGAGGGGTACGATTGCTTGGTTGCTGCTTTGCAGGACTTGGGTGAGGACACCTACTACGACATTTTTGACACGTACATTCAGCGTATGACCGATGACGGAGCAACATTGGAGGGAGAAGAATGCTTGATTGACCAACTATTTATTTTGAACTGATGAGCAGTTATTTTGATGAGGCAAGCCTCGTAATGATTCCTTCGGGATACAAGAACCAAAAGGTCTACTCGGTGAAGCCTTTGGATGGGTCGGG